AAATGCCAACGTTGCCCAAGCCGAAGCAAAGTCGATGCGTGAAATCAAGCGTGACATCGAAGCTACCATCGCCTCCGACAACGAAATGACTGTTGAAAACGGTGCTGGCACTCCTTACGGTATGCGTGGCCTTGGCAAGTGGATTCAAGCTACTGTCCAAGCTACCAATGCTGTTCCTGAAAGTTATCGCACCCCCTCCGGTTCGATCCTCGCTACCACTGTTACCGAATCGACCTTCAACACCATGTTGGGTTCGATCTTCAGTAAGAATGGCGAAATGAACAGCCTGACGCTTGTTGCGAATACTGCGCTTCGTCAAATCATCAGTGGCTTCACCCGCGCTCCATCCGTCAGCACGAACAATGTTTATCATGTCAATCAAGACGCGACCAGCAAGGCAATCACGCTGTCTGTCAACCTCTATGATTCCGACTTTGGTATCGTGAAGATCGTCAACGGCAACCCAAGCTGTATGCCGACCGCATCGACCAACGTCGGTTACGTCCTCAACCCTAAGTATCTCGGCTTCAACACCCTGATCCCAATGGGCGGCACTCGTCTTGAGAACCAAGGTGGTGGCGAGCGTGGCTACGTTGACGTTGCTGGCACTCTCTGTGTCAAGCATCCGCAAGCGCACGGCAAGATTGCTTACTAATTATAACTAGAAAAATAAAAATATGGCTAAATTAACTAATAACGAGCGTTCCCCGTACACGGATGTGATTCGTCTCACTGCGGCTGACCTTATTGCTATCGGCAATGGTGGGACTCGCCAAATTGCGACAATCCCTGCTGGTGGTGCGGTGTCACTGTGCGCTGTGATTGAGTCCGTTGCTGTCGTAGGCTCCACAACCCTTGTCATTGACGTTGGTACTACGATTGGTGACCCAGACGAGTTCATCAACAACCTTGACGTTGACGCAATGACCACTGGACTCCCATCGTTCAACACTGGTGATGTGTTTGTGCAAGCATCTGGAGACACTACTATTTCTGGTGGTTATCTTCCAAAAGCTGCCGCTTCCGCATCTACGCCAGTTTACATTAAAGTGACTGACGCTGCTGTTGCAAGCATCACCGCTGGCGAAATTGTCATTGGTCTTGAGATCCTTGATCTTGCCCAATATCTGGCTTAAATCCTAATTGGGGAGGGGTGGCTTAAAACGTCGCCCCTTCCCTTTTCTTTCCAATGATTTGCGAAGACGCTATTACCGACGCTCTGGTGAAAGAGTTGTGCTCTGGGCGGAAGTTCAAAGAAGCACTCCAGAATAAGCGTGAGATTGAAGCCTCTGCTGAAGCAAGGGCTATGAGGGATGCCAATTCCACGTTGGGCAAGCCAATCGGGGCTATTCCTCAATACGAGTATCTCAACATTGCAAACAAATACGGTTCCGAATGCTGGGACGACCGTTCATTTGTCCGTGATTTTTTTAAGTCCCAGTCACACCTGAGAGCAGGAAACATTTAATATGCAAACCAAGACATACGCCGAATTGTTTGCGCTTATCCAAGCACTTTGCGGAGTGGTGTTTGCGTCTATTGAAACGCCTAGAATCAAGGCCCTGATTAACCGCCGTGCTATGCGTGCGTATCGGGCTAGTAATTACTGGACACGGTTCCTAAAAATCGGTGAGGAACGTGTAGTTTCAAGCTCTGTAATTCCATATTCAGAGTCTGGACTTTCCTCGATCGACACGTTTTTGCGAGTTTACAAACAAGCCCCTTATATTTCGTCATCGGTTCAAGAGTATGACATTATGATTACTGCTAGCGGTGCAACACTCGTATCAGGAGACTTAAATCCCACCGAGGCGTTTGTAACTTACAAGGCGCAACTTACCGATACCTATGGTGATGGATCTGGAGAATCGACTACTATTCCCGCTGAGTGGTATCAATACATGGCTCACGGCACTTACGCTGACTACCTTCGCGCTGAAGGACAACAAGAGAAGTCCGTGATTGCCGATCAAGAGGCTGAATTGCTTCTTCAGGATGAACTTATTCGGCTTGACGAGAACCACACAAGCGGACTAGTTTCCAACCGCATCTTTACTAACGCGAACATGCAAATGCGCTACTGATGAAATACGCTCTTGGAAATATGCTTAATGGTGCTGGTGGATTTAACCCAGACGGTCTATCCCTTGACCTGCAATTTGCCGCTGACAAGACGCTGACGGCACGCAAAGGTCCAACCCCGGTATTTACCCGTGCAAGCACAGCGACGTTCGTGGGAAGCGACGGACTGATCCAATCCGCAGCCGTTAATGCCGCCCGCTTCGACCACGATCCAATCACGCTGGCTTGCAAAGGCTTGCTGATCGAGGAGTCGCGAACGAACTTGCTGAAGTATAGTCAAGAGTTTGAAAATACAGCTTGGGGGAAACTTGAAACGACGGTTTCCGCCAATTCTGCGGTGGCCCCTGATGGTAATACCACCGCCGATAAACTTATTCCGAGTGTCGCATCGAATCAGCATGTCGTTAGTTCGGTGATAACCAGCGCGGCGTCCCCTTACACTGTTACGGTTTACGCAAAAGCTGACGGCTATAACTGGATCTGGTTCAACTCAAATGGAAGTGGGGCGATAACAACCGATCTATGTTGGTTTGACGTTCTTAACGGCGTTACTGGAACGGCACAAGCAAAAGCAACAACCTCAATACAAAGTATGGGAAACGGATGGTTCCGCTGCGTTTGTTCTTGGGGTGCGTTTACTGTTGGAACCCCGTCGATTTGGATTGGTGTTTCAAACGCCAATAACATTAGTTCGTTCGCCGGGGACGGCACTAGCGGAGTCCTAATCTGGGGTGCTCAGATCGAAGCCGGCTCATTTGCCACCTCCTACATCCCGACGACGGAGACCGCACTAACTCGCAGCGCGGATGTGTGCAGCATTACTGGTGCTAGCTTCACAGGGATGTATAACCAAACCGAGGGGGCAATGCTCGTGGACGCTTTTACTCCTGCTTCTGGGATTAGAAACATTGTTACTTGCTTTGCTCTTTTCAGCAAAGAAGTCACTCTTTTGACAAATGTAAGTGCTGCGAAGTTGGAAGTAGTTGACGGCGTTTCTCAGGTTGATATGAGTTCTGGATCTCCTATAAGCCCAAACACAGCGTTCAAACTGGCATGTGCATACAAACTAAATGATTTCGCGCTTACCAAAAATGGAGTTGCTCCTCAAACTGATACAAGTGGAACTGTGCCAACAGTTGATGCAATGATAGTAGGTTCAGGACCAGCTGGAAACACCATGTGTGGCTGCGTCTCGTCTCTGAGATACTACAGGAAACGCCTGTCTGACGCAAAAATCCAAACACTCACAACATGACCGACTATATCCTAAAATTCCCATCAAAAGTCGTGGCCGAGCAGTTCGGCATTGCAAACGGGTTCGCCGCGCCGGATGGTAATGGCGTGGTGCAATCTAATCTTGCTTCACACGAACACGCGTTGTGCGTTGTTGGTGAGCATTTGCTGCTGCAACCGGACATCGACGGTGAGCCGCAACCCGCCATTGGTGACGGGCAATACTGGGTGCTATTCCGTGATCTTGTCGGCATCCCAATCCCCGAAGGTGGCGAGCAGTTCATCTACTGGACATCTGCCAGTGGCGAACCAAGACCAATCTCTGATGACGTCCCCAATATCTGGTGGGCATAATTTAACACAAAAACATATGAAAACTACAGCACTAGGAATCCTTACTATCGTCGCCACATTGTCTAATGTTGGAATTCAAGTTCTCAAGGGTGGATCACCTGATTTGATGAGCGCGTTTGCAGCTTTGACCGCAGGCGTTGGACTCATCAAGGCACGCGACAACAAGTGACTGCTGACCAAGGAAGAGACTTCTTGCACGGAGTAGTTGGAACGGTAGCCCCGGCTATTGGATTCGTCACATCATTCCAAGAGCAGCTTGAATGGGGTATGCGAATGACATCGTTGACAATCGGAATAATTGTTGGCTTGCTTTCTTTGCTGAAACTTGTTAAGAAGCGGTGAACTAAAAAACCCATGAAACCAAAAGCGATACTTGCAATCATTTCTTCGATTCTTTTACTCGCAGGTTGTTCTGTGAGTGTTTCTCCAGATGGCACTCGAAACTTTGCGCTTGATATGGAAAACGCAGCTAAAGCTTACGTGACTTATTCTTCTAAGTGAACATCATTCCAATATGGACCCTTATCAAGACCAGTCTTTCTGGTCAGGTATTATTGCCGTAGTAGCACTCACTTTGGTTTGGGTTGCTTACATTCTTGTGAAATATTAATATGAGTCAACTAGTAGCAATCTGCATTGGACATTCTCGCAGCGTCAACGGGCGAATCGAGGGTGGAGCGGTATCAGTAGGTGGCGAATCAGAATGGAGCTACAATCGTCAACTTGGAGAAATGATCGTTGACGAGCTCGGCAAACGGACTATCGACACGGTTGAAATCTCCAAGTATGAGGGGGCCGGTTACGGCTCCGCGCAAAGGTGGTTAGCTAAAAGGCTAAAGGAGTGCAACGCGACTATTGCAATTGAGTTGCATTTCAACTCCTCTGATGATCCAAAGGCGAACGGCCATGAGTGGCTGTATTGGAGCAGCAGCAGCAACGGGAAGGACTTGGCGAAAAGCCTCCACGACGAAATGTGTTTGGGAGTTGGCGAAATAAAAGCCAGAGGAGCAAAACCACGCTTCCAAGGTGATCGCGGCTCAGAATTCCTTTCGGGAACGCATTGTCCAGCGATCATTTGCGAGGTTGGTTTCGGAAGTAGCCCGAAAGACTGGGCATTGATGACGAGTAAAAAACTTGACATTGCAAGGGCTATCGCTCACGGAGTCATGGGCTATTTAGACTAACTCAAGAAAACATGGCATTCAAACGCTTCCTTTATTGTGCCGACTCTCATGGCGATTTGATTCACGATGAATCACGCAAAAAGCTGCTAAAGTTCGCTGAGGACTTCAAACCGCATTACCGCATTCACGGTGGCGACCTGTGGGACTTCTCGCCGTTGCGCGGTGGAGCAAGCCCTGAAGATCGAGCAGGAGGAATCTCCGAGGACTACAATGCAGGCATCAAGTTCTTGGATGAATACAAGCCAAATATCCTGACGCTTGGAAACCACGACGACCGTATCTGGCAAATTGGACGCGACAACAGCAATGGCGTCCTCCGTGAGCATTGTGCCGAACTAGCCAAGCAAAGCGAAGTCGAGTTTAAGAAGCGCAAGATTACGTGGATTCCATACGTTGTTGGTAAATATTTGAAAATGCCGGAAGGTGGACCAAAATTCATGCACGGATTCCGTTCATCCATGGTGAGCCCCGCCAAGCTCCATCATGCCGACTGGGGGAGCTGCATCCACGGACACGTTCACAAGCCTGATACTTACGTTGCAACTCACGCTGACGGGGGGATGAGCATGTCTTCCGGCTGCATCGGTGACATCGAGAAAATGCACTACGCTGATCGCTACTCCTCCAAGATGGGCTGGAGACAAGGATTCATCTACGGCATGATTAACGACAAGACCGGTGCTTGGCACGCATGGCACGTCATCAAGGAGGGCAATGATTGGATCTCACCAATGGGAATTTTATGAAAAACACAAAAACGGAAAAGGCATTGAGTAGTTTAGAATGGGCGATTGCCCAATCAATCGAGCCACCTCGACAAGAAGACGAGTTTACCTGTGAAGAGTTTCTTCAATTAGGCGGCGCAGCATCCAGATCCTCCGCCGAAGCGAAACTCAAGCGGATGGTGAGCAATGGAGGCTTGTTGAAAAGGCCGTTCTGCATTAACGGCAACCGTTGCACGCTTTACCGCAAGGCTTGACAGAAAGTGAAGGCCCGTTAACTCCGGGCTGGATTTGGAATCCGTCCCGGTTTGCTCGTGAAAGGGTGATCCCGACGGGCCAAGCGGGACGCCTCACGAACAAAAAATCCCCTACCCCCTAGCGTCCTAGGGGTTCACGTGTTAATTCACGATATGGTTTGAGCATCGTTGAGAGGCTTGTGGGGCGTGAGTCAGATATTATCCTGTTTCCTGAAGCTTGTCCAGTTAAAATTAAGGCCGCATCCATTCTCACGGATTCGATCGAGGACAGCGGGCGAAAGTGACGCTGCCAGCTTCTCCCTTGTGTAGTTCGTAATCAAGATCGTCGGGCGTTCATGAGCGTATCTCTCGTCAATGATCGATGTCAGTTCCCTGTCCTCAAACTCAGTCTTCCCACGCTCTTGCATTTCGTCAATGACCAGCAACCCGGCATCCGTGTGCGCTTTGATTACTTGCGCCTCGGAGGCGTCCGCATCTTTCGAGTATGTCCCCCGAATGTCGCGGAATAACCCAACAGCCGTAGTGTAGATCGCTGGCCTGTCACGCTTGGCGGTAGTCCATCCAACGCCTGCGATACTCACCGTTGCGTCTTTAGGCGTGCATTTTCGGGCAACTTCCCAAGCCATTCGCGTCTTTCCTGTCCCGTGCGCCCCATACATCACCACAATGCCACCAGAATCGACCGTAGCGAGGGCTAGGCGGTAATGTGTCCACCAGTCGTCTCCAGTGGCCTCAGGGGCATCCTTGTAGCGGCTTGGGAATCCTTTAAGTAGCTTCATACTCCGCACATCCCTTCACATTCGGCTTGGAAGTCCCAAACCTGTTGTCCCTTTTGCTCGTCGGAGTCGAAATCTATCTCGTCAAGTGGTTTACAGGAATTGTGTAAGTAAACAGTCATGTTCATCGCCCTGTCTTTTCTGGATAACTCGCGGACATCCCTGTCAAATTTCACGGCTCTCTGGAACTCCATTGGCTCTTCATCTCGGAGTCTGCGCCATTCAGTATCGGAATGGAATGGACACCAAACACAAGCCGATCTTGGTGGTTCTGGATAACCATTATCCCTCATCCACTGGAGACAGGCGTGTCTCTTCATCTGTTTTTCAATAAGAGGCCACCGAATCTGAGTCCAAGGTAGTCTGGCGTTTTTGGCTCTCTGCATCTCGTCCCATGAGATCCCAACCCACTGTGTCACGGTTGTGTCTTTCTGACCGCGAGTTATCCCGCACTTTTCGATAATCTTCTTCTCAATCACTCTAATCTTGTAGTCGGCGGTGCAACTTCGTCCAATCGCCGCCGTCTTAGTCCCGTTTGGAAGTTGTCCAAACACAGGGATGATGCGCCGCATATATTCCTCTCCTTCGTCATAATGTAATGCTCTGGCTGTTGCCACCGCAGGCTTAAGGCTATCATCTTCCAAATTCCCTTTCGTGACCCTATAAACGGGAAAGGGTAGCTGCTTTTCCAGCCAGTCAAGCCAATCGTAAACGCTCTGTGGCTCTGCTTGAGTATCAGCAAATACCGCAAAGTCCGGCATTGGTGTCACTTCTCCCTTAGCTGCCATCAGGGCGAGACAAGATGACTGCACTCCAGCCCCGAGATTCAGGACGTTCCATTGAGTTGGTGGTGGTGGATCGAATAATTTCATGAGTTCATTATTTTTAGGAGTGCCTTTACTGTCTTGACCTTCATTTTCTTTTCGTTGATCGTGACGCTCAAGCCTTTTTTTCCCATGTCGTTGTCATAAACAAACCATGAGATCCATGCGCCGTCATCCACCACGCTCACCACTCTCTCAAATCCACGCCAAACAGCGTCGAAAAGTGGCCCGTTTATGTCAAGGCATCCCGCATCAAATGCTTTGTCGGTCGCTATCCCCAAGGCGACGTGAGCATCAATAATCATTTTTAGTTGTTTCTCGTTTAGTTTCATTGGCTTATGTTGTTGAAGTGTTTGTCTAAAATGTTTGAACAGGAATAACTGCTCTTGTGGTGGATCTTGGTGTAGTCCACTACTTGCGTCGGCTCGATTCTTTCTGATTCAGCGGTTCTTACCAGTAATTCCAGTGCTTTTGATGGAATAATTCTTTCCCTCTTGGCAAGTCTCTGGATTCGCTGGTAAGTCTCGTAGGTCAGTCGAAATGTGGCGGTAACTCGTTGCTCCCATGGTTTGTGTCTTGGTCTTCCTGCGATGATTCTAAATCCGTTGTCTTTTGTGTAGTTTGCCACTTTCTGAATATGTTGTCGTAGTTTTCCCCGTAGCGTTTCGCATCAACGGGTCTTGGCGTATCGCCCTTTCCTGCGCTCATTCGTATACCTCCCCTTCATCAATGAACCAGCTTGTCGGGGTAAACATGAGGTTTAGCCGCAACCACTTCTCGTCAGAGTCCTCGGCGCAAACTGCGGAGAATCTCCCAGAAAAGCAATACCCCTCATCGGCTGCGCCTCTTATGACTTGTCTTGCTAGCTTCCTTAGTTCTCCAAGCGAAGGGGTTTCAAGCTTCCCGTGATAGGTCCACTTGTTTTCCTCAAACATCTTCCTGACTAGCTCGAAATCAAATTCATCCATGATTTCGTCAGTCTGCTTTTGAATTACTTCTTGTCTTGTCATGGTTTTGTAATTGTGTATTTGGCGAAGCTCTTGCCGTTTTGCTTGATGGTATGCGTGATGATTGGCATTCCGATCTTCCGCAGTTCGTTGATCCTAGCGGATAGTCGCATACAGCCCCACTTCTCAAGTGCCTGAAGCTGAGTGATTCCATAACCGCGCCACAGCCATGATTCCAATTTTTCGATTACGCTTTTTTTCATAGTTCTTGGTAGTTGATTTCGTCTTCGCATGGAGCAAAGCTAAATTTAGTTGTGATTTCAAGCATAATCGCGTCCTGAACGCAGGTTTCAATAACGTCGTATGGCGGGTCATCGGTATGCTTATGTGCTCGGGACACTCCGTGACGGGTTCCTGTTTCAACGCATTCCCTGATGATTTGATAGTAATTGGGCTTCATGTTTTAGTAGTTGTTGTTAATTTCTTTTTCCAGAGATTTGATTTTGGCCGTTACATTTTCAATGCGCGTCTTGGCCTTCTCAAGATCTTTTTCAAGCATTTCATCGAATTCAATATACATGTCACGCCAGCGTTCTGCTTCTTTCTTCCACGCTTCGTTTTCGGAAACAAGTTCCTCGATTCGTTCCTGTAATTTTGCAATTGTTTTGTTCATTTGTTTTGTGCTTTGTTTCTGTCGTCCATCAAAGTTCCGCAGTAGTCCGCATCCATAAGGATGTTGCAACTACAAGCAATGTGCGCTATGTGAGAGATTCCTGATTCGGGGTCGAGATCCTCTCCGTCTCTCCACGCGTTCAAATGGCGCATGATAGCGTTCACGTATGTTGAAGCGCATACTCCGGTATCTCGCCAGTTGAATGGGCCATATCTAGAGGCTCCAAATTTATGAACAAGCGCGGTTTGGTTCATCGCACAAGGAGGGATTAATCCTAGTGGCGTCTTGAGTGCGCCAGCCGCGCCTTTTGGGTCATTGGGATTCATAGATATTATTTGTTTTTCAATGATCTTTTTTCAATCTTCTTTTCCACGGCTTTCTTGAATCGCTCAAGATCGGAGTCTCGGATAATTAGTCCGATTGTGTCCCTCCTTGAGTTCTTGGATTCAGTGCTTCTTGCTGAAGCTACCCCAAAAGGAATTTTATTCGATCTGGCTGTGTGCATTAGGCATTTCCCTTCAACGAGGTTCATCCCAGCAGGAATTTCTTCTTTGTCGAGATCAATATCTGGATTTCTGTCAATTGGTGTCATTTCGTTTATTTCGTTTATTGTTTTGCCCCGTATGAGGCGATTAGTAATGCGTCAGCGGATCATAGCATAATGTGCGCTAGATTTCCTTCCGAATCAAATCCTTCTAAATAAAACTCGTTGGATTTAACTGAGAAGTAAACCCTAAGCCATTGATTTTTACTCTTTATAGCCACTCCGTAATGCTCAAGTCCTTTCGGGATTTCATTACTTTCAATTCCATCTAAAAGAGAATCTACTTCGCGCCCAAATTCATCGTGAAAGCATTTCAGGTAATAGTGGTTTGTTTCTCTATATTTCATTGTCTGGTTCCATAGGTTGCGATTAGTAGTGCGTCTGCAATTGCGTGATTCACCTTGATGTTCGGGAATAGCTCCTGAGCTTTGCGCTTTGAGACGTTCTTATCGCCCTTGGTCATGCATCCCATTGCCCTTTGCCAGACTTGCGGCCTGACACGTTCAAAGGGGATTTCCGCTGCTGTCAGTGCCATTTCGAGGCGTCCGAAGCCGTTGCCAAAGGTGAAGCTTGAGACAACCCCCATCTGTGGCGAGCTATGAACTTGCTCAAGATACGCCATGCATTGACCTTCGACGGCAATGTCACGGAGTAGCTCCCACAAGTCCTGCAACGTGTCAGGCATTTTCTCCACGCAGGGTTTCCCGTCTGTGATCCATGCGATTCCTCCATTGGTTCCGGGATCTATCCCAATTATAGTTCTCATGACTTCATGTGTTAAAGTATTTCCCGCGCCTCGTCTCGCTCATTAAGCGTCTGGACATGCAGCCGTTGTTCCTTACGCAACTGGGTGCGGATCTCGTCCCGCTCCTGAGCCAGCTGAAAAACTCGCATGCACCCCCACTTCCGCGCCTCGTCCCGCTCGCGTTCGAGCTTGCGGGCGAAGTCAGCTAGGTTCCGTTCAAATTCCGGGTGGTCTTGGCAAGCGAGCCGATTCCATTCCCCGTCTGTCTCTGGTGTGTCTGTCATGGTTTCCATAGGTTCAGTGTTTTGAGAAAGGCCTCGGCTCGTTGGACAGTCGCAGCGTTTGCCTTGGGGTGAGCATTTTCGGCAGGATTTCGTTTTCATGATTTCATTTTAGTTGCGCCCGCGCATGGGCTTTTTTCGTTCTCGGGACAAAATTCCAGTGCGCGAGCGGCGCGGCAGCGCATGTCCGCAGCGTTGGCGATTTTGTCGGTCGCCACGAATTGCAGCGCCTCGCGGAGTTCTGCGGCGATCTTTCGCGCCTCGTCCCGCTCGTTCAGAGTCTGGACATGCAGCTGTTGCTCCTTGCGTAGCTGTTTCGTCAGCTCGGCGCATAACTTCTCTTTGAATTTCAAATCTTCGCGCGCCTCGTTGCGCTCGCGTTCGAGCTTCGTGCCAACTGTGTATGGTATCCAGTAGGCATCATCATTTGCAAACAGCGAGGTAAACGCAATTTTTGCTTTATTGGATTCAGGTGTGTCTTTATTCATGGTTTTCATAGGTTCAGTGTTTTTAAAAAGGCCTCTGCGCGTTGAGCGGAGGTGGCTGAAATACAAAGAGCTACACCACCACCACGGGTTTCAGTAAGAAACTCCACAAACAACCACCATTGTTCGTTCGTCAGCACATTCTCCGCTTCGTGCATCGCGTTGAGGTCGTTGAGGTAGTCTGGTAATGGCCCCCACCAAGGGATTCCTTCAGGTCTGCCTTTGCTTGGGTGTGTCCCACAAAGAGTGGGCGGAAATTCGCTTCCAATATCGCTTACCCATCGAGGGTGAAGTCTGATCTTAGTCCACCCACACGCCTCCGCGATGGCAATTCGTTGTTGTTCAGGATTCATTCGTTCCAAAGTTTAAGTTTTAGCTTCTTTGCGAGTCCGATCACTGCGTCCAGTTCCACCTCGTCGGTGTAGCTGTGGCTGGTCTCGGATTTGAAAGCGACCCACTTTCCGTCTTCTCGTCGCAGCGTTTTGATTCGCTTGTCTTCCTGCCATTTAAGGCGAGGGGACAAGTTGCCTCCTGTTTCTGGGAATAGGTCGCTCATATACGTTGCCCTGCGAGGATCATTTCAGATTTGTGACGCGCTACCTCAAGGCCACCGATCACTTCTACTAGGACGATTTTGCACCCCTTCAGGTCGTTTATCACCGTTCGCATCCACTCAACATCCTGCGGGTTTTCTTGGTTGTAGGGAGTTGTTAATGACAAATAGCCGTTTTTGTGTGCGTCAACTGGCGTTAAAATTTCAATTTCCATGTTGGTTTATAATTATAACTCAAAACGGGATTTCGGAATCGTCATCGTCCTGAGCTTGCGGTGCATACCCGTTCGACTTCTCACTTCCGTGCATACTTTGCCTTGGTGCATCCCAGTCCATGATCTTCGCGTTTCCGAGAATTGGCCCCTTTTCACCAGATGCTTTACGTTCCTTGCTGATCTTTTGGACGATGAACCCATCGTTTCCGTATTGGTCCTTTTCATCCCGGATAAGCACCGAGATACTCAGGTATTTCTTCCCAGTCTTTGGCGACTCGTAAAGAGCCGTCTTGTCGATCTTGCTAACGTCTAGGCTGATGTCAATTGTTTGTTTCATTGTTGGATGTATTTAGGTGTTTCGATTGTTTGGATTCCTTCGATTTGTTTCGGCCAGTGGTTCGTTGCAACGCAGGTTTGCCACTTGGCTAAGGCGTTCATATACCCTGCCCGTCCGAGTTCAAGCAAATTCTCAGATAATTCCACCCATGCCGTTTCGTGCGGGGATTCAACCTCAACAAAGCAGAACACGAACCGAGTCCGCTTCTCGTTTGCCGCTGCATTCCAGAGGTCAAGGTAGAGTGCCGCTTGCCAGTGATAGCCCCGGTTGACGATAACCCGCTGGAGGGATTCTAGGCTTCCAATCTCTCCGGTAGTCTTGAGATCCATCAGGCAGTCCAACCCATCCGGCACGATGTCGATTAGTCCTTTTACCTCTGTTGCCCCGATCTTGCCAAAAACGGCGACCTCGGTTTTATATCTGGCATCGAATTGCAAGTGGTATTCATCCGTGACGGCCTCGGCAATGGAGAGGGCTTTGTCGATTTCATCTCGTGACGTGATGATTTTGCCTAACTCGGCCTGTTCGGCTTTCCACTCGCGGGCTTCCTTTGTGCGGAAATCTGCGTAGGGAGAAATCGCGATGATGTCTTCCACGGTTTCCGGCTCCAGCGTTGCGGCGTGGATAAGCGTCCCCAGATCCATTGCCTTCGATGCCTCCCTTGGCTTGCTGTGCCGCCATTTAAACGCAGACTTGTTAAAATCCCACAGCATAGACTTTGACACAGGCCCCGCTTTGGGGTCTGAAGGGGTCGCTGTGCGCTCGTAATACGTTTTGCCTAGTCCTTGTTCGATTTTCATTTGAATAGCTTTGTGATGGTTGTGGCGATCTTGCCTAGTTTACTGAGTTTGCTTTGTTTCGGGTTATTTAATGCGCCAAGCAATGCCAGCGTCATTTCTAAGTCGCTTCCAATGGCGCGGGTTTTCGTTTTAAACGGTGTGTGTGTAACTCTCATTTTGTTTGTTTTTTGTAGTTTGATAATGTGTTCAAAAGAATTATTGGAGGCGACACTCTAGTGGGGCTTTTGACGTTACAATAGCCGCTTGGCGGTTCACGGGGTCAAGAGCAATGCTACCAATGATCCTTTGATTCGCCTTGCGCTCCATCTTGCGCTTGCGCCACACTGGAACGGGGACCTTCATCCGTCTGGTTGGCGTTTCTGGCTCCGGCTTGGGTTGCGCGGTCTTAAAAACGATGTGTGCTCCGGCCCGGTAAAGCGATTCCTCCATGTTGTTCATGATAGCTTAAGCATGGTGTCTGCCACGGTGTCCAAGAACCCGCTTTTCTTGAGCGCTTCCAGTCGCTCGCAAAGATCCACAAATTCCCGCAATCTGGTGATTTCCTTGTCATGCTCAGCACCAAGGAAGAACTTTCTCAGATCCTCCAGCGGTTTAAGCATCGCGGCCACTTCGGTGGTGGTCGTCATCCGCATCCCCCGCAGATTCTCGATCAATTCCTTTTTCATTGGCTTGATCTTGTCCATATTTTCGCCAATGCCTTCAACGGCTGACGCAAGTGCTTGTTTTGCTTCGTTTGTGTCTTCGATTAGTGTGTTCATTTCGTTTTTTATGGTTTTGGATTCTGTGATTGCCTTCTTTGCTATGAATGGAGCGACTCGATTCATATCCATCAATGGTCCACCGTCTCGGTCTTTCATGGTTGGGTGGTTTGCATACTGTAGCGGACCGCCATCTGTCATGTCTTTCGCCCACATATTATTTGGCTTTTAGAATTGCTGTTATTAGTTTTTGATAGTCTGAAGGTGAAAACCTGTCCTTGCCTTTCATTGCCATGCTTAGTAATGTCGGTTTCATTTCGTTTGTTTTAGTTAAGTTGGTTCCTCCCGCTGCGTCTATGACTCCCACTCCCACAAGATAAGTGTCATAATCCGCCGCTCACTTGAGCACGGGAGGATTTTTACGGCATCACTCGATACCGCGAAATTGTTCTGGTTCGGCATCCTCGATCTCTCTGTCTTTCGCCTCGTCGCGGAGTTGGTCGGCGAGGTCCATCAGCCGCTCGTGGCGGTCGGCCTTGTCGCAGAAACTGTCGTCTTCTGGGTCGTAATAAGTTCTCATGGTAGGCTTTCTGGGTTGACGCCATCCATCCAAAAGGTGGCGGGCGTGGTGCAGCGGGTGGTGGCAACGCAGATCAGGATTTCAAACGTCTCTCCGGGGTGTTGGGCGGCAAGGCGGTTGGATTCTCTGATAGCGGATTCAACGGTGAAATGTTTGGTCTTCGGATGGCTCCCGCCGACTCGATAGATGTAGAAGTATGGTTTCATGATTCAATTCGTCTTGATGTTTTTAGCTATCGCCTCGAAAGTAGCGTTTAGGCTTTCGGGCGTGGTTTTCGGTTTCCGCTTGGCTGCAAAGGCCCTATCAATGAGCGCAACCTTGTCTGTTGTGATTTCAGCAATTGTCGTAACGCCGTAATGTTTTAAAAACGCGGATTCATCAATCGCCAGTTCTTCCAAATCGCTTTTGATCGAGGACACTTGGCCCGGCGTGATTTTAGGATAAGCGACCCGCTGCGTAGTCGTAGCCGATTGCCCGTCGTCGTCCTCCTGTGCGACTCCTGCGAATGCGGCGAGGGCATAGCGTCTAAGGTAGGTTGTGGCCGCTCCAACGCCTTGCCCGTCATGTTTTGCCGGGACGCATGAGATTTCACCGCTGACATACCCCCCGCTTGAGTGGCAAATCGTAGTGGTAACGCTAACTATGGTTCCATCGAATGATGGCGACTGAATAACGCTTAGACTGTTTGCCGCCATCACCGGTCGGACGGTATTTAAAACCTCCGCTAAGTCCGCATATCGGCTCTTGAAGTGTGGGTTGACGCTCCCTTTTGTTGCGTTTTCCACCTGTCCCTGCATTTTTGCAAGGGCGGCGAACAATTCAGGCGTGCTGTGTTCTAGTTGCATATTTATTTGTTTTCGTTTTGTTTGTGCTGATGGTTTACGCTTCGTATTTGTTCACGACGATTTCTCCTTCTGAAACGCCGTAGCCAAAAGCCCTCAAGGCAGGAACAACGAGATACTCAAGAGCTTCTTGCAGCGTGTGATCGTCTCCCGGAATCCAGATTTCAACCTTGGGATTTTGCATTTCTATTTTGCGGCCATGGTTTTCTGTCGGTTCAATCGTAATTTTCATGTTTTTGTTTGGTTTGGTGCTGAATGCGTGTTCGTTTTAGCCGGGTTTCAGCCGGGTTCAAGCTAAAATTTCAATTTGTTTCTCTTTTTTTTCGGGTTCCTGTTCGGCTCCGTATTGGCAGCGGCTTGAAATAGTTGCAAGCATCTTGGCAAATGAAACGTTCATTTCGGCTTCGTTCAAGATCCTCTGCCGCGCCCAGATCACCGTGCTGTGACAAGTCCTGTTGCAACGGTTCGCCGTGTCCTGATATGGGTGATAATCTGACCAGCATGCCATGACAACGTGACGAGCCAAGGATGCATATTTTGTCCTTTTCGGTCCTAGGATGTCCTCAGGGGAAACCCCGAAAACATCGGCGGTTTCGTTTAAAAGCCTGTCAAAATTGGTAATCATTTCCCTGTATTGCTTGGGTTTGCGAGGTTTTTGATTCCCGTGTCGGTTCGCCGGAATTGGCGAATGATTCCAGCGGCAAACTTCCGACTGATTCCACCATAAGCCCCTGAAATGAAAAGAGTCGGCTCAATGCTCTTCCGCACCCCATTTTCCTGTTTCCATTTTGCACGCAGAACGCAAAGGCTCACGTCCCCCTGCCCGTATTGGTTGCTGCTTTCACTTTTAGTTTTTCTCATTTTGTTTTTTTTCTATTGGTTTGCTTTCCTGTAATGTATCGCCATGTCAAAGCCTGCGAGGGCGCAAGCTTCCGCCCATGCGTAATGCGAGGGGGATTGCTCCAAGTCCTGCCAAGCCTCCCGGCAAGCCTCAGTGTGAAGCCATGCGAGCCGTTCCGCCATCACTGCCGGGTGAAGGTCTTCGTCGGTTTGCTTGTTGATCCAAACCAACCACCTCTGCGCGGAAGTAAACCAACAGCCATCGCGGGTGAACCTCTCAAGGGCCTGTTCTCGCGCCTCCAAGGGGTCGCCAAGGGCTTCGCCGGGTTCTTCCCTCCCGTCATTGCATAGCGGGCAGGAACTTTCAGGGTCAGGCCAATTACGGCTTCCGCATCGTGAGCAGGCAAATTTCATGCGTCCATCCTTTCGAGTGCTGCCATGATTCCCGCCATTTCAAGAAGTATCACCTCGGGCCTTTTCCTTTTTGCTTGCTTCACGGTGTATCCCGCTTTACGCAACTGAGCTAAGACTGCCGGAAGATGGACCGTCAAAACCTTTCCCGTCCCTTCCGTTTGCTTTGCCAGCTCCCTCCATGCGTCCTCCCCCGCTTTGCTTTGCGGCACAAATGCCGTAAACATGCCCTCCCGGAGATATAAAAGATCCGATTTCATGCTGCCCCCCTTTCTTTCGCCGTTGCGATTGCATCCCGTTTGCTTTCACAAATAAAATCCGCCGCAAGTTTATCTCCAAGGTAAACAAACCAACTTCCCGTCATGGGGTTTCTGGCGATTCTCCCGCCATCGACTTTGATGTAAACGATTTTCATGCGACCACCTTCCCCGTTGCCTTGGCGATTGCGGTGCGTGCCGTCGCGCTGGCCTCTTCCCGTTCCGCGTTCCAATCCTCTTGACTGGTAACCTTCCGCGATCCGTGAAGCAATCCCTCCAACGCTGCCAGTAAATCCGGAGCGGCGGAAATCAAACGAGCATTTGCCCCCGCTTCATCCCAGCCTTGGCCGTGCGTTCCTATTGAATCCGGCACGGTTTGGTCATGATCGACTCCGTGAAGAAAGCGGTTTCCTTCGCAGTAAGTGGCGGAGATCGCCATTTGCCCGGCATAAACCGTGCATCCTGATTTTGTCCATGGTCCCGGCGTGTGTGTGTGTGTCATTGTTTCGTTTTGTTCGGTTTTCCTCGTCAGTGACGGATTCACCGCCAGACGCCCCGAAAGGCGTTTCGGAATTTATGGCGAGCAAGCGTCGTCGATCTGGCGGAATGTGAGCTTGCATAGATACCCCGACCAGTAAGCCCGGACGTGCGGCTCTGTGTCAATTCTAGCAACCGCCCGAATCGCTTTCAGGGTGTTTTCTGCATGCGGAAACTCCCCGCTTTTCATTCCGCTTTTGAATTGTTCTTGAAGTGTCATCGTTTTGATTGTTGGGACTGGCGAAGGGTCGGACCTCGCCGGATTGAATTTAGAGCGTAACGCGATTGGCGAGCTTTTCGGATATTTCGCCGGACTTTTGCAGTGAATCCACAAAATCCACGAATGAGCAGCGGACAGTTGCGCAATGGTGATTCTGTCCCTTGCTTAAAATACCAGCCTCCCTTGCTTGCTCTTCAAAGTGCGGGAATGATTTCCAGAATGAGGCGCGGACTTGTTTTTGAGTTGTCATGATTTCGTTTTTTTGAGGTTAGCGGGAAAGCTTGGCGACAAGGCGGGCAGCTTGGTTTAGGGCGCGCGTTTGGCAATCAAGCCACGTTTCGCACGCATTCGGTGGAAGGTCCCCGCCTTTCTTGCGCTTAAGCTCAGAAGGGCGGCAAAGCCGCTCGGCAATATCGGCGTCATAAATAAGAGCGCTGCCGCCATATGAAAAGGCCCGCCAGTTTTCAGCGCCATCAAGCAAGGCGGCAGGTGTGTAATCCGATTCAAGGCTATCAAGTAGCTCTGAAGCATAAAGCTTCACGCCTCGGCTCCATGCTGAGCGCGGGCTTGTGGCTTGAATGCGGGCGGTGATTTCGGAATTGATCGTTTTCATCGTAGTTGATTTGTTTTAATTTGTGCCATGCATCGCTGGCCGCGCTTCGTTATGTGGAGAGACTGCCGATTAATTGCCGGTAGTCTAGAATAAAATTCTAATTGTTTCAAGCCGTAAGAATTGCAGAGACAACCCAAGCGGCGGAAAGAACGGCGGCAATGCTCAGGACGATTCCCGGAGCTTTGCGCGGTCCGAAGATTGCCAGCATGGCGACGAATGCCACAGCGGCGACGATGAAAAGGGAGGAAATCACTTTGCCCCCCCTTCCAATGCAAGGCAAAGCTCGAAGCCAATAAGAGAGTTTGCTTCCAGCGCCGTCATGAGAAGGAATCTTCCCCTCTCCACCAGCGGCAAGCTGCCCCGCTCCTTATAAACGGGACGGGCGGAGAATCCCGCGTTTTCTGAATGACTGACAAAGTAGAGCTTCCGGCCCTTGGCAAGCCATTCCCGCCCGGAGTCAATTGCAGCGCGGATTTCAGCGGGGCGGAATTCAATTCCCGCGATTGTTTCATTTTCTGTTTTCATCGTTTTGTGTGTGTGTGTGTGTGGCGTCGCGTCTTGCAACTGAGAAGAACCTACACCCCGAAAATCCCATTGTCGACAAATAGTTTCCAAAATCTCAAAATAGTTTCAAGCCCTGCCGCAATCCTAGGAAATACAAGGGTTTGCCAATCCAAGGGAAAAGCTGGACCACGAGCAAACGATCCGTACAGCAAGCTAAACAACCTAGTACAAAAGACGCCGCCTCGGACTCCAAGAGGATGGCACAGCGCCTAGCGTGATTCCCTATTGGTCGCTTGTCGGGATTTAGCAGGGACTAGGGAAGAGCAGGCCGGAGACAAAGCAACCGCAGGACAAACCCGGAGAATAAACCCGAAGAATCCATTCCCATCGCCATAAGATAAACTGAACGCGCGCACAATAACGGGCTTATGAGCCGTCGCGAGGGATGCGGCCTGCACAGTCTCCGCTTCGCTCCGCCGTACGATAGTAATGTACCCTTGATAGTACTTGTACCCGTCTTCGCTCCGCTACGACGAAGGACAGTGACTCATGGGGGAAGGCTTGTAACGGCTACGCTTCGCTTCACCGAATGATAGGGTCACGTGGGAGAGAATCTTATCCTTGTCTCTCTTCCAGAGGGATTATACGCAGATATCCGAAAACGTGTCAAGCTCGGTTAGATTTGGACGTGAAGCAGCACCGAAAGCGGGAATCTCGCGAGGATGGTCTGTGGCGCGATTGGCGCGATTATGGGACTATGGCAAGGGCGAGAGATTCAAAGCTCTTTTGGTCTAACGTCTCCCTATCAGGCCACTTGGCACAGCAATTCACAATCGCAACAAATAAGCAGGTGCAAGTTAAGTGCGATAAGCTAGGCCAGCGGGTGATTCAAACGAGCGTTTCATTCAAACGGGTGATTGAATTGCAAGTCACGTGCTAATGCGAGCTGGGTGCAGTAGGGGGGAGGGGGTTGGAATTTCTGGCGCGGTGAAAAATCCCTATTGATAAGCCTCCCCGACAATTTTTTGCCAAAGGGGCTTGACGGGTTGATGGTTTGCGGGTAGGACGGTGAATGACTGAGAGCGCGAGTAGGGTATCGTTGATGTTGGGAGACTGCTTGAAGCGCATGAGGGAGATTCCAGACGGTAACGTTGACATGGTGATGGCTGACTTGCCTTATGGGACTACGGCTTGCAAGTGGGATAGTGTGATACCGTTTGAGCCACTGTGGGAGCAATACAGGCGTGTGTGCAAGAAGAACGCTGCTATTGTGCTTACGGCAAGCCAGCCATTTACGAGTGCGCTGGTGATGAGCAACATAAAGGATTTTAAGTATTGCTGGTATTGGAAGAAGCGTCCAGTAAATTTCCTTAATGCGAAGAAGCAGCCGATGAGGAATGTGGAGGACGTTTTGGTCTTTGGTGGATCAACTTACAACCCTCAAGGCCTAATTGCACGGCGCAAAGTGAATAAAAGGAGCAACTCAACGGAGACCAACGGAACCCACGGAAACGAAAATGTCTCAGAGTTCACTAACTACCCGGCACAGGTATTGGAGATAACAGGAGAGCGAGGACTCCACCCTACCCAAAAACCCGTAGACTTAATGGAATACCTCATCAAGACCTACACCAATAAAGGTGAGACGGTTCTAGACAACACCATGGGAAGCGGAACCACGGGAGTAGCGTGCGTGAATACCGGGCGAAGATTTATCGGCATCGAGCGTGACGAGGAATACATGGAGATTGCGAAAGCTAGGATTGGTGCTGCCTCCAATGAACACGCTTGACACGTTGATAATATGTGGTAATTTGCGCGTGAACCGATGCGTGTTGCGTTGGTGATACTTTAATACATTTATGGCGAGTCCTGTATCTTACGACCTACAAGGCCAAGGCGGAGGCATTGTGCTTTCCACTGCGGCAACTACTTACACTGGCAAGATCCGCTGGATTCAGGTGGTCAATGACGCTGTGTTGGCTACTGTGGCTAGCGCGTCTGGGAGCATCAGTGGTTCATCGAGGTTGACTACTATTACCCTTCCTGCGGGCTTGGGTATTGGCGGTGACTTTAGCTCCGTGGTCCTGACATCCGGTGTGGTGGTTGTTTACTACGCGTAATGTCCCAGTTTGCCCAGAGTGGTAGCCCGATGGATGCTGCGATTGGCGAAGACGCTGATCGTGGGTTTATGAGCGTGAACCAAAGGCTTCAACTTAACCAACTCCAAGAGGGTGAGGTAAGGGAGTCGTTGAATGGGCGTATGGAGGGTTATTGGAAGCCACGGAAGAACGTGGTGAGTAGGACAGGTGCGTTGACTACGGGAGGTTCTCCCTTGCAGTTGCCCTTCCTGCTGACTGGAACAAGCGTCTTGATTACGGCGGCGTCAGTTACCGCTGGCGTGGTTACGCTTACAACTGGCTCTGCTCACGGACTAGCTCCCGGCGCAACGCTAAACATTGCTGGGATTGGCTATACGACTGGAAGCGATCCTAATGGGGTGTTTACTGCGGCGACGGCTTCGGCATCTACGATCACCTATGCGCTTGCCAGTGGGTCTGGGACATACACCGTTTCTGCCGATGAGCCAATCTCTGAGGTGATTACCTCAACATCAAAGGCAATCGCCTCGTCCTCACTTGCCACCAACGTGGTGACAATTACAATCACTGCTGGGCATGGGTTTGCCATCGACACTATTGGATACGGACTAATTGCTGGATTGACCTTTACTGGGACAGATCCTAATGGGCTTAGGCTTTTGACTTACGCTTCAGCAACAACCATGACGTTTCCTGTAACCGTTGCAACTACGGCTGTTTCAGGTGCTGGCACGTTGTCACAAGCTCCAATCAATGATGACGATGCTGCCAACGTCCGTGCTTCCTGCCTATTCAGCGATCCAAACGACAGCAACAAGGAGTATGTGATTATTGCTCTTGATACTGTTGCCAAGAAGATCGACTTGGATGGTTATGTAATTACGGACATTCCGTATCCTTCTGGAGAGGCCCTTGGTGCTGACACTGACATGATCCAAGTGTTCGACAAGGTGATGCTGTTCCGTGAAGGACAACAAGCCTTGGAGTGGTATCCAAACGGAAGGCTAGTCATTTCCGCAAGTTCAAACGCCACGGCGAGTCCAAACACCGTTGTTACGGTGAATCTGCGTGAACACGGGCTAGTAGTGGGAACCTCGATTACTGTCGCGGGGCTTACTACCGGAACACCTCCAAACGGGACATACACAGTTGCCACGGTAACTGGCCAAGACACGTTTACCTTTTTGGCTGCGGGCATTTCGACAAGCACTACATTTGGCGTTGCGGTTGCTACGGTTACAGATGGGTTTACGCTGTCTCCCGGTGGAGCTTACACCCAGCCACAAACTTTCAACATTGATGCAAAGGATGTAGATATTGCAAGCGGATTGGTAACTGCGACAGTTGCTGGCAACGTAACAATCAAACAAGGCGACATTATTGTTGTTCGGCAAGCGGAAACTGTTGATTTTGCTGAAATGGTTGGGAAAGAATACCAAGTTGTGTCGGCAACCACAACGACGATTGCATGGTATGCTCCAGTTGGCGATTACAGCTCGTCAAGCACAGACATTTTTGAGTTTGGTGGCAGGTTCAGCGTAGGTGGCGGCTTTATGCACCAGCCCGGTGCGCCTTGGGGAGTTCATTTCCAGCGTAGGCTGTGGGTTCCGTTCTATTACGATCAATCTGGCGCGTATAACAACGTGACATACACTAGCCGCAAGATTACCGATGAAATATCTGTATCAGACATTCTAGACACTACTACGTTTGACCAGATCGAGAACCAATTCCGTGTCAGTGGTGGAACCGCCGACTATGTGGTGGCAATGCACGGTTTCTATGACGATGGGTTGGTTGTCCTGAACAGGAATAGCCTTCATCTTGTTAAGGGAACGCTTGGAAGCCTTCTGGATGTCACCGTCAAGGAACTTACATCTGAGATTGGATGCCTAGCTCGCAAGTCTGTTGTCATGCGCGGCAATGCAATGCTGTTTTTGTCTGACGATGGCGTGTATGGAATTGAGTTCCTTAACGATTACAACCTGCGAGGCACTGAAGAACCCCTTTCCAAGAACATTCAGCCGTATATCGACCGTATCAACGCTGATTACTCTGACAGAGCAGTGGGGATCTTGTTTGAAAATAGGTATTACCTTGCCGTTCCGCTTGATTCCATTCCGGGAGCAGGCGATTCCTACGGGAACAACGCGATCCTTGTGTATAACTTTCTGAATAAAGGGTGGGAATCACTAGACACCTTTGGAGACTCTCGATTCCTGATTAAAGACTTCGTGATTGGCAGCGCAAGCGAGAGAAACAACATCTACGTTGTGACTTCCAATGGAGGACTGCATCAACTTGAGGCA